TGTCATCAACCAACACCGCGCAGGCTTCTCTTTCAACCACTCTTACTTCTTGAATCAATTTCCAGAGACGCGCTACGTCAACCTGTGCGTCAGCTGGACTGGCTTTAAAGCAGTCAACAAAATCTTTCAGTACCGGGTCAATCATGTGGTCGCCTTTCCGAGCAGGGTCTGCATCTGAACCAGCTCAGCATCGCTCAGACCCGTAAGGTCTACCGCGGCCAGCGTAATAGGACCACCCCCAGCGCCGGTGTGCTCGTTGGTTACCTTGTCACCGTAGTCACGCGGAGCAGTTGCCTTGGCACGCCACCGGTAATGACTGGCCAGCTCTCGAGCCTTGGCCAGCTCAAACGGATCACCGGCAATTTGCAGAACGTACTCGGCCTTCTCGTCCCAGATCTTTGCGGCGTGGGATCTTGCCTCGCGCGCACGCGCGGCACGTTCGGCGTCCGCCTCAATCCAAGAAATCAAGGACGCAACTCCCACCGTCTGTGCTTTAGCAATTCCCGTCAGAGAGTTCCCGGCAATCAGTTCCGCCACCACAGCGTCCATGCCGAAGGCATCCAACTTCTTTACAGCAGAGTACATAGGAGCGATTGCTTTACTAACCACAGGAGCGTTAATTTTCGTCATAATCAGATTATACCTCCATAACATTATTTCAGCCAACAAAACCAGCCATTTTAATCGTTCGTTCGTTCTATAGAGAAACCACCCGAACGAACGATTACTTTGAACCACTCAGACCGACTACGGAGAGAGGCAGAATTGCCCTCTCCTCCGTCCGTCGAGTCGTTTCTGAGAGTGGCGCTACGCCAATCGTTCGGTTGGCGCTTACGTTCGAACGATTACCCGAACCATTACCCGAACGATTACACATTAAAACGACCTTTCTCAATCGCATTTACGACTTCCTCATCAACGCGCAAATAATGGTTCGCCCGACCTTTGGGTGCTTCTAACTCCACCCTGACTATGCTACCATCGTTAATCATAGAAGTAATAGCACGCTCTTTACGTTCCTGAGAGGCTTTAACACCGCCCTGGTTTACGGGTAGACGTTCGTAATAAGAACGGGAACGGTCAGGGTCACGACGGATGAGGTCTAACAGCTCGTTGCACATCTTGTTCCAACTCTCTAACTCCTTAGATTCCTTCTTATCCTCTTTGAGTTGCGTTCTTTCTCCAGGTTTCAGTGGCCGGGCTACGGAATGACTGAACCATATTTCAGCGTCGTAACCCAATACGTCTTTGTGCTTCTCCCTGTTTGACACGAGGTCAAAGGTCAACTCAGAGAATGCAGTAGGGAAGCGTAACTTAATCGCCTTGAGCACCCTGGGTGAGTCCTCACTGTCTCCGTCTTTAAACACTGTGTAGACACCCTGTGCGTCCCCTGTCCAGGCTGAGGCACCCCTGGGTGAGAGGTAGTCCGTCTCCATCATTCCGTTGGACTTTGCTGCGTGGGCAACGATGATGATTGGGAACCCGACAAAGGCTTGCTTGACGTAGGCCATTACCCGACCGACTTCCGCGTTGTCGTTTTCGTTTTCCAAATCAAATACCGCATTCGCAGTATCAAACACCACCAACGGAAGCGCATTGAAATTGTCACCGTCTGCCTTCTTATTCTCAACTGTCCATTCTCTATATTCGTCAGCAACCTGCGCAACTATCTTAGGGTCTAAGCGTTGGGAAGGTATTACCCTGACCCGCTCGTCAAAGTCAGATGGCTTCATCCCTGTGTAACCCCAACTGTACAGCGAGTATATAACCCGTTGAACCTGCACGACTGACTCAGTGATTATGATCACGTTACGCCGGACAGAAGGTTTGAGGGCGTAGTCCATCGGGCAGAGGTGAGCCGTGGCCAGCGCCATAGGTACTACCAGGGTTGTCTTACCGACGCCAGGAGCGCCAGCTAGTACGTTAACCCCAGTGCTCATAAAGTCATCGTATATGTACTCAAACACGTTGACGTTGCTGGCTCCGGACTCGGTAGACTTCTTAAGACTAAGCGGGTGAACCTCACCCGGAGCAGGAGCCGAAGGGGAACTAGAGTTGCCTGACCATCCGTTGTCAATCGCCATACGAAAAATGGAGCGGTAAGTGATTGAGTGCGGGGAGGATATGTCCCGCTCCCACTTCTTGCGTTGAGCGCCTGCGTCAAACTTCTCACTACGAGCTGACCATTCAGTCCATACTCGGTAGCCGTTCTCACCGTAAGGCTTGAGCACCATACCCACGTTGAGCCAGGTAGTATAATCATCAGCGTCAACGTGCTGGAGTGCAGAACGTAAATCATCAAACGTCTGCGCGGTTGCAATTGGCACCCCACCGCGTTCAGTCAAGCTATAATTAACAGCGGAGCGTGCCCTGCCGGCTATGAGCGAAGGGAGAGGGGAAGGTACCGCCGGTTTTGTGAGGGACAGCGGAGAGCGACCAGACTGCCACTTGTAATCTCCCGAGGGTCCGAGCGTAGGCGCGACGCAAATATAACCGTTGTGCTTCAAGTCAAGACCTGTACCCAAAGTTCCGGGGAACGTCAAGTCTGGGTCAGCCTTGAACAACCTATGCTCACCGCCACCCTGCGTAATGGCCGTACAGTCAGAATGCAACACACCGTGTTCTGCTTCTAGAGCGGCTAGAGACTCCTGACCACCGTTCTGTGGGTCTATATCTAGCGCCAGCAGTCCGGAGGCAGCGAGGGACACTCCAATACCGGCCTCGGGGTCTGTCGCCCACCAATCTTTAATCTTCTGCTCATCCGTTGTAGCATCATTGTGCCCGTGGGGTACGAGTTCAGATTGAGGATGTTTACCAGCCTTGTGACCTTTCTCCAAATTAGGACGTCCGCAACGGCACTGACCGTGTGCGTCAACTGACCATACCGGTAAAACAGCCCATCCCAACTTAGCGTAGGATAGAGCGTAGTCCAGCGTGGTAGGTGCCTTTGTGTCCACAGACCAGACGTGTTTAGGAGTCTTGCTCATCATCTTCCTCCACTCCTTCTACTTCCGCTACGTTCTTGTTTTGGTACGGGCGGACAGCGTGTAGGGCGCAGGTTAAGACTGTGCAATGTATAATCTGCTCACGTTCGTAATTACAACACTGAAGGCATTTGACGCGTATGGCCGTGCTACGGGGGATCTGCCCCATTAACGCACGTTGCGTTGCTATCTTATGTTTCTCAGGAACTGACCGATCAATATAAACAGCTACGTATTCCCGCTCTTTGAGCGTTAACGTGCGTTCAGGTTTGATTCGGGCTGCTCTATTGAGGTTGCTCATTGTTTTTCTCCTCTGGGTTAGAACTGCTCGTGTACTACATTCCAATACTTTCCTGCTTTGCGAACTCGTATAGTTTGGGGCTGGGTTGCGTTGCGCACCTGCCAGATTACTTTTGCTGCGGGGGAAGGTAAGTTTACCGCAATTCTTCTATTTTGAAAAAATTTAACGTCATTGTCCGTCGGAGACTCAGTTGAAATAAACTGCGTAGCGTCAATCCTGGCACCCTCTACAGTTACGCCAGCGTACTGAACCAGCAAGACCGGCATGCTCGGGTTACGTCGGGTAGGTATAACCACCGCGCTGACCGCCGACACCTTCAGCCAGACCTCTGAGCCATCAACGGCCTCCTTACCGGTCATAGGGTCGATTGCGGCTAACGTGCGTACTCCGGGTAGCACCCGACGCTTTGCCGGAGCTTCTTTTGGAACTGCTTCAACTTCCTCAGAGACTTCTAAACCTTTCTCACGAACGTAGGTGTCAATAATGTCAACCCCACCCAGACGCTGAAGGTTACCTACGTAGTCAAGTAGCAGGCAGTTCTTTTTACCTTCCGCTAGCCTAGTGCCGCGACCCATGATCTGAACCCAGAGTGAGGACGACACCGTGGGGCGCAGGCAGACAATGCAGTCAAGCGCAGGGAAGTCAAATCCGGTCGTGATTGTGTCAACCGAGCAGAGCACCCGCGTTGAGCCGGTAAGGAAGTTGTTCATAACGGAGTCCCTGTCATCCCGCTTCATTGAGCCAGTCACGACCTCAGACTTCCATCCTGTTTCTTTTTCAATGACCGACGCAGTGCGCATAGCGGCCTCAACCGTGGGGCAGTATACTGCGATGTGTTTACGTTTAGCAGCTAATACTTTAATAGACTTTGCAACACCACCGAGCCATTTGACTGTCTCGAGGTCGCTGACCTCTTTCATCACATATTCGTCACCGACGGTAACGTCTTCAAGGTCTAACTGAACTTCAGTCTCAACACCGACCAGAGGTGAGAGCCAACCGTCAGCTACGGCCTGGGGCACTGTGTATTTGTACGCCAGCGTGTCAAACCAGAACTGCTCACCCGTGCCGTAAATGATTCCGTTGTCCATGCGCCAAGGTGTGGCGGTCATAGCGACGCGCCTAGCCGCTGGGTAATGAGAAAAGATACGTTCGTACTGTCCGACCTCGCCGGTTTTGTGCGACACTCGGTGAGCCTCATCCACTATGATCAAGCCAGGGTCACGAATAGAACCGTTGAGCGCAGGAGTAACGATGCTTTGTATAGTAGCGAACGTGACCGCTGAGTTGTAGTCCGCTTTACCTAGGCTATGGCAAACAATACCTGCCATGTCCCCAGTGTGGCGCTCATAGGTCGCTGCGTTCTGTTTTACTAACTGCTGAGAATGAGTTAAAATCCAAACCGTGCCGCCCTGTTTGCGTACGTCGTTAGCCAACTCAGCTATGATAAGAGACTTACCGGTGCCTGTGGCGAGCTGAAGCA